ACAATAGAACAGCAGAAGAGATTATTCATGCCATTAACGATGCAGTGGCTAGTTACAGAGAGACAGGTAAGCAGCACACAGTCGTGTACTCTACCAAGCTCAGGACAGCTATTTCTATGCCTTCAGACCCTCACCTACATGAGTATGGGTGGGATGAAGTGCTTACTATCTGTTGTTAATCAGTGCTTTATTAGGTACTCGCGCAGGGTAAAACCAACCTGTTAACTTTTTAGTTGACACCCCACTAAGTGTTGTTCATAGTGTCCTTGTTAACCAACAAGGATACAACTATGAAACATAATGCAACTATTAAAGTAACTCAGCGTATGCTGAACAAGTCTATCATTGACGCTAACAAGTCTGTGGTATCATTTATTAAGAGCTACCTACCTGTGGACTATGATGCCATTGAAAACGGCACTAAGACCACTCACACGATGTTCTACTCTGATGGTGAAGATACGGAATTACGTCTGTATCGCCGTCCAAGAGGTGACAAGCTCTTGTCTATTAAAAATCTAGCTAAAAAAGCTAAGGCTGGTGATACTGTCACTCTTAGTCACCACACTGGTACAGGCTGTAAGAACTACACTGATGGTGTGTGGCGCAATTACTATATTCAAATAGATGTTCTGCAAGGAGAAGTAGCATGATTAAAGAACAAATATTCAGCAATTTCGTGTGGGCTATTGGAGGTTTGACTGAGGTAATTGGTCAAATGCACACTAGTACTACTAATGAATCAACCAAACTACACTGGCATGATAATGAGAACTACTGGTTCTCGCTAGAAATGCGTGATGATGGTATCTATGCAGAAATATCTGATAGCACAAATCCAAAGGTCATGTACGCCGCAATAGGTTACTGCCAGTATCATAGCATTGACTACATTCTACCGTGGCAAGAACATATAAATGCACAGATGGAGAAGAAAGCCATCCAAGACAAAGAGGGTTCCGATGAGTAAAGCACCCTATGTAAGACCCCGAATGAGGGGCAACACTATGGTTTATGATATTAGATCAACCACTGCACTCTCTCAGGCGTTCCCCAACATCAAGTTCCCTGAGACCTATACCTCAAAGACAGATGCTAATGCCCGTGGATATGAGTTGAAGCGTAACTTTGAGGCTTGGAAGGCCGGAAACTATGATGCCATGTATGTAGATGAGCGTTCAGTAGAGGCCTTGGTGCAGTACTACAAGAAATCTATGTCGTACACTCAGATAAAGACTGATGCTACTAGGCGCTCCTACTCTGAGCATCTGCGCCATGTGCTTCCACTCTGCATAACCGACACACAGTTTATGAAAATGAATGTGTCGGACGTTGACTATGAATATGCTCAATCCCTATGGCTACACATACAGGATTTGGTATCAACACATAAAGCTAACCATACTTTCAAGGTGCTGAAGCTAGTTTGGAACGAAGGTCTGCGTGGAAGTAAGGTTAAGGCTAACCCTTTCACTCTAATAAAAGTACCAAAGCTACCTGACCGCAAAGTTATGTGGGATATGGATCAACTAACAGGCATGATTAAGTTCTGTGATGATAATGGTCACCCTTCTATGGGTACAATGCTTACTATGTGCTATGAGTTCTGTCAGCGTCCTGTTGATGTACGTAAGATGAAGTGGTCAAACATTGATGGCAAAACTGGTGTTAGTAATTTCATTCAGCAAAAAACTGGTAAGCAAATGAATATTAAAGTCACCAATGCTGTCCAAGAACGTCTTAAGCTTCACTCTAGGCGTAATACTGATGATTACATATTTGCAACAAGTTACGCAAATAGGCCATTTACTGCTGATAGGTGTAATAAAGTATTTCGTAAACTTGCCAAGGCCTATGGTATGCCAGAAGTCCCTCTTCTTAATGAATTTAATAAAGATGGGAGCCAGAAGTATTCAAACATATGGATGGCTGATCTTCGCAGAACTGGAGCTACTCATGCCTCACAGGCAGGGTGTACTGATAGAGAGCTAATGGCTCTTACAGGCCACCGTAACCCACAAATGCTAGTAGTGTACGCCCTAGAGGGTGAGATCGAAAGTACCAATGCAAATGTTAAAAGAGGACTACTCTAATGGATTGTTTTAAAGATATCTATACCCATGAGGGGCATATCAATAAGTACAAGGTGTTCTTAGTATTTGATGAAGATAATGTGCAGATTGAGCGTATTGCTGATATGGGCAATAACCTTCCTTACCCTAGACTAAATACTATGATGCTAGGGGCTACGTGGACTTCAGCCAGAACTAAAATGACTTATGAAAGGGTAATATAGATATGGGTACGGAACAGCTAAAGGTCGAGTATGTTGATCATTCTGGCAGTGATTTGTCAGTAGTCAACGCCGCCCGTGTGTCTTTTGATAAACGTTCTGAAGCTCTTGGATATGTGGGGGTTGAAGGGAAACCTATGACCCCCGTTATTCACGATGTGGATAAGAAGCTAATTAAGTATTTGGCTGACCATGAACACTACAGCCCGTTTAATCATGCATTTGTTACCTTCAGGTGTAGCGCACCCCTATTTGTTATGGGTCAGCTAAAGAAACATGAGTATATGCCTTGGAATGAAATATCCCGTAGATATATCAATAGTGAGCCTGAGTTTTATAGGCCAGATGATTGGCGTGAACGTAATGAGGATAAGAAACAGGGATCATCTGATAAAACTGTAAAAAGTTTGCAGTGGACTGAAATAGATACTGAGTTGCATACAGACGAACATCCTATGTGGGAATTTTGGGATGAGAGTATCACAGAATACACTGATTTTATTTACGGTGAAGTGGCTGAACTCTACCAGCGCATGATTGAAAATGATGTCTGTCCTGAACAGGCTAGAATGGTACTCCCACAGTCGATGATGAGTAGTTGGATATGGAGTGGTACTATCAAGGCAGTAGCTAAGATGTGCAAGCTTCGCTGTAAGCCGGACACTCAGTACGAGACCCGTGTAATAGCCAATCTGATAAGCAAAGAGATGGAAGAATTATACCCTACATCTTGGGCGGCACTAATGGGCAAACAGTACCCCTTTATAAGGCCCATGAGTCGTGATGAACGCACTAGAGCCACAGAGCGAGAGGAATCAAACGGCCTTAGTGACTTCCCTATAGTAAATTAAGTGCAAAAATCGCACTGTGCGACAATCCAATGTGCGGTGCGATTTTTGGCAGTATTTTTAACAAAACGTAATAAAAACAATAACTTGGCTCCGGCGGTTGGGATCGAACCAACGACCAATTGATTAACAGTTATCGTTTGTTTTCAATGACTTACAGGGCTTTGTTTTAAACGCCTGTTAACACTAAGTGGTAATACTAACAATTAGTAAATACTTTATAACTAACACTACACTAGGTGTTGACAGAATAAATAATGCCTGTATGCTAACGCTGACCCTACGGGGCAGATACAGCCAACAACTAGGAAACCAATGACCTATCACCAGCAATTAAAAATAGTACAGACTATACCAGTACAGGAAGGCGAGACCCTAGTAGTAACTTGTCCCTTCTGTCATGGGCCAAAGAAGATGGCTCTTTCCAAGTCAGGCGGCAAACTACTCTGGTACTGTTATAGAGCTTCTTGTGAAGCCAAGGGTGTATACTCTGGCAAACGCAACCAGCAAGCTGTTAAGGACTACTTAAACAATGTAGACTTAAATAAGGCTAAGGCTAAAAAGCCTGTACCAAGCATAACTACTTCCATAGACAATCACGCCCCAGCCATAGACTACCTAAAGTCTGTGAATAGTTGGGATGCCTACCAAGATAATCTTATTAAGGTACGCTATGCCCCAGCAGAGGACAGAGTGCTGTTCTACGGAGAAGAAGGCGCAGTAGGACGTTCTCTTAGAAAGTTTGGCCCCAAGTGGTTATCTTATGGAGAACTGCCTCATGGTATTACTGTAGGAACTGGAGACATAGCTATTATGGTGGAAGATACTCCATCTGCTTGTTCCGTTAGTAGACTGTCGGGTTACGTGGGAGTAGCTCTCTTAGGAACTACCGTCACTCGCGGCATTCGACAAACACTTAATAAATACACTACTAAGTATTTAGTTCTTGACAAAGATGCATCTCTCAAGTCTATTGCACAAATGAGACACATAGATAGAAGTCTCAAAATACGATTAACCAACGTGGATTTAAAGGCCATGACTATAGGCGAAATACAACAGTTAATAAGTGCAGAGAGTAATTAGATTATGTCTTGGCACTTTGGATTTTTTGGTAAAAAAGTTACAAACTGGTGTAATAACAGTACGGCTCCACCTTATAATCGTAACTGGTGTTCCAGACTTGGTATACTCCAAGTTTGGTGACTCATCAGTTTTATGTAGAATGGCAGAGACTATAGGTACTGTCTAGAAAGAGAGTAAATTTAATACCAACAAGGAATACTACTATGAAAGCTAGAGCAATTTGTTTAATTGATTTTGATATCGAAGGCGGATTTAAGAGTGCCGCTGAGGAAGAAACCAAACTGGAGCAAGCCATCGCTAATTTATGCAAAGGTAATAAGAACGTAGTTCATTACCAAGTAGAGATGAGAGAGCGTAGAGGCAACAAAGATGGTTCCCATACAGCCCCAGATATTTCAAAGATGAAGTTTAGACAAAACTAGTCAATCTACCACAACAAGACTTTTAAGAAAAAAAATAGCCCTTCTACACCAGAGGGGCTTTTTTTTATTTTCTGATGTGTTATAGTGTGATTAATAACCCTATACAAAGTGCCAACTGTCAGGATACCTTATGGACAAATCACTACTAAAAAACTGTTTAAACTATGACTTCTACGAAGAGAATAAGACTAAGCTAAGAGCCTCGCTCTTTGAGGACTCTCTTAAAGAAGTCTATGAGACTATTATTAGTTCGCATGAGAAGTTTGCCCAAGACATAACTCCACTAGAGCTATTTGCATACTGGAAGTCTAACAACCCTACCTCTACTCAGTCATGGGCTAATGATGTAGAGGACACTATAAAATCTACTAGCAGTGCTGAGGATATAGACCCCACCATTGCTAAAGAAGTCATTGAAAAGCTATGGCAACAAAACGTTGGCCTAGATGTTGCTAACCTTGGGATTAAAATGTCTGAGGGTGAAACGGCGGCAATGGATGATCTTAATAGATTACTGGATCGTGTAGCAGAAGGATACTTACCGGATGATTTTGGTGAGCCTACTACTGACGATATATATGAGTTACTTGCTGTTACATCTAATGAGAACCGCTGGAAGTTTAACATAGAGACCCTTAGTCGTAATGTTTATGGCGTAGGCGGCGGAGAGTTTGCCGTAGTCTTTGCTTGTCCTGAGACAGGTAAGAGTGCCTTTATTGTATCTCTATGTTGCGCTCCGGCTGGCTTCTGTGAACAGGGAGCTAAGGTACTATACTTAGGTAATGAGGAAAGTACCAAGCGTACTAAGCTACGTGCTATTCAGTCCTACACTGGTCTCAGTCGTGAGGACATAGAGTTTGATCCTGTAGCCGCACTGTCCCGATACTCTGGTATTAAAGACAAACTAATAATGAAGGACATACAAGAGTGGGATGTTCAGAAGATGGAAGGCTACATAAACAAGATGAAGCCGGACTTGGTAATAATTGACCAAGCCGATAAGTTAGCTGTAGCTGGTCAGTTTAATGCCGGACATGAACGCCTGAGAGAATTGTACCGTAGGCTACGTGAAACAGCCAAGAAGTATGACTGTGCTGTAATTGGTGTATCTCAAGCATCTGCCGAAGCAGAGAACCGTACAAGGCTCTCCATGACTATGATGGAAGGTAGTCGTGTAGGGAAAGCGGCTGAGGCCGACCTGATAATAGGTATTGGTAAATTAAACAGCGGTGAAGAGGATGGCCCAGACAATAGCCGCTTCCTTACAGTGATGAAGAATAAGCTGTCAGGCTTTCATGGAACTATAATGTGCAACATAGAGCCGGAGATAAGCCGCTATGTCGTATAATATATTAGTACTAGACCTTGAGACTACTGTTAAGCGAGTGGAAGGACGAATTGATAACAGTCCTTTCAACCCTTTCAATAAGTGTGTGTCTGCCCACTACTGCTTTCTAAAAGAAGACTTCTTGTTAAATCTACCTGTAGTCACCAATGATATCTTCTTTCATACCCTACTCGAACAGTCGGACTATGCCGTGGCAGACCATACAAAGCTAAAGCAAAGTCTCAAAGAGGCTGACCTACTTGTGTGCCACAATGCTAAGTTTGATATTATGTGGCTTTTAGAGATGGGCTTTGAGCTTCCAGACAATGTGTACTGCACACTGATAGGGGAATACGTACTCTGCAAAGGCCAACGCCAGCCTCTTTCTCTAAAGGAAAGTGCCTTACGTAGAAGGCTGGTTAATCAAAAGAAGGGTGACCTAGTAGATCAACTGTTCCGCGAGGGTACTGACTTTTCTGAGATGCCTATAGATACGATGCTAGAGTATGCAGAGGCAGACGTACTTACTACGGGTGAACTGTATTTATCTCAACAGCAAGACTTCCTGAAGGAAGAGAATGCATCCCTTAGTCCTGTAGTAGACCTAATGAATGATATGCTCATGTTTCTTGTTGAGATAGAGCGTAATGGTACTGCTATATCGCTGGACACTCTAGAGGATGTTGAGAGAGAATTTGAGTTAGA